GTATAGTCAATGGTATTATGTTCAAATACCGGAATAGCCTGGTAGCCATGCACCCGGAGCCAAAGTTTGCAGATAGACTCAATCAGGCGTTTACTGCCGCGCTGGATACTCTGCAACCCGGAAACAAATACCCGGAATTGGACCGTTGCCCAAGTCTCGGTATTTGAGTTAACCCGCTGCATCATCGTACCGGGAGTTTTTACGGAGTTTTCAATCTGGACATCGACCATTTCCATTACGGCTCGGACATCAATACCGCGCCCCTGGTTTGCAGCACCGTTTCCAAGATCGACAGTGGTATCCGATAGGTGAATAAAACTATCGTCCGGGTTCAGGCTTTCAAACTGATCCTTTACCCATTGAATATGATCCTTCAGCCATTCACGCAGTTTCTTTGTATCACTTCTGGCGTCAGGCGGGATTGCGGTCATTAACTTTTCCATGTCAATTGAAACGTCATAACGCGGAAATCCCTGATTGTGCAACACGGCCTGGACATCGTTTAGAATTTGAATCTGAAAATCAATAGATGCCAAAGCCGGCTTCAGCAACAACCTTCCACGCGGATCATCAACTTTCGGATCGGTCGGTACCCAAAAAAAGTTAGCTTCTTCCAGGGAAACCATGCCATTAGTCAAGGTTGTCCTTGAAATAAAGTTAGTTGGCACCTGGTAAGGAATCCATACCTGTCTACCGTTGCGCTCTTCAAGCTGCCATGTTATGGTTTGTGGATTAACCGGGTAGACCTCGACAATATCATCAAGTGTCTGCGCTACCTCAACCTCGCAAGTCATGGCGCCGCGAACAAAAGCAAGATAATGAAACTGATCAATTAGTCCGTCAAGGCCAGCATTGCTCATAGCGTTTACCCTGGAAGCAAAATCGCGCCACTCCAGTTCAATATCCGGTAGGCGCGTTGTCTTATCTAGGGCAAATATTTTCATTTCATGGCCGACATTTGCCAGGCGAACAAAGTTATAAAGCGCCTGGGAAAGATCGCCGGTTTCCTCGGTTAGCAGTTCAATCGCATCCACCGCATCATAGGTGCTTCGCAGTGTTTTTAGCAAGGCTGTTTGTCTGCTACGGTAAGGCGACAGGTATTTTATAGTCGGTGGTTGCGATATTCTGCCGGACCTTAACGGAGGTAAATTTTCGTCGGGGGATCGGGTTCTCGGTGTTCTTGGTTTGAAAATTTCTCGCCCAAAAACTTTTATTGATGGTATTTTCAATGTTTATCCTCCCTAATAAAAATTCTGCCACAATTAGGGCAGGTTGCTCTTCCATCCTCAATTTTTAAAGTTGGGCGACGGTTGTTTTCAATATCGTAACAGCAAGTGCATTTTACTTCTTTTACAACTTCTGGAACATATACAACAGATTCGTTACATCTATACATTGGAGTCATTTACCGCACCACCCTGTTTATAAGTGCCCTCCAGCGACGCTTCCAAATGGAAATATCAAAGCTGTTCACTGCCATCTGCCTACCGCGACGCCCCATCTTTGCTGCAAGTTTGGGATGTTTCAATAGTTTATGAAGTGCGTCAGCAAGTTTGTCATGGTTCATGTCAACCTGAATACCGTTCCAATTATCAATGAGTAGATTCGGTAAACCGCCTGCATTACTACCGATAATGGGCAAACCACAAGCCATCGATTCCAACATTGAAAGACTTGTTCCCTCCGCTGCCCGTGTTGGAATAATGGAAATGTCTGCCATTTGGTATACTTCAACCATATTTTCTGGTCTACGCCAAATTGCTTTTATGTTTGATTTCCCCTCAGTAAATTGCCGCAGCATTTCTTCTTGATCTTTTTCTGGTCCACTATTACCGCAGCAAATAAAATCAACTTCCGGGAACTGGGCGGCAAGCCACAAAAAATCATTAACCCCGCGCACTGTTGACAAGCGGCGGGGATAAAGGACGCGAGGACATTCCCATTTTTTCTGATCTGGAGGTAACGATCTGAATTTTTTTACATCCACGAAGTTCGGTATGACATAAATCCGGTTTTCGTCACCAGGTGACAAGGCCGCAACCACGCCTCGGACGTTGGTATCCACGGCAACACAGGCATCGGGAGCAGTTACACCGTATAGGAAACGGCGGTAAAACTCGTTTTTCTGCTCAATATTCGCCGCTTTAACAAAGTGATTGGCGAAGTCCCAATAAATACCGTGGGAAATAGAAATAGCCGGATGCCGGACTTCAGGCCAAGCAAGAAATGTTACAAAATATATCCTTATTTGGAAACTACAGGTAAGCTCATTAAAAGTATAATTCAATTCTGGACAAGTACCATATTCCCAGTTGCTAGAAGTAGGAATAAGAATAACCGGTATGCCGTAAAAATCTTTTTGGATGGTGTGGGTCGGGTATTTTTTGCCATCCTGCCCTACGAATTCAGGTTTGAACGGCTGGAATACCTGGACCATGTGGCCGTCTTCCTGGAGCATGTGACAGAATTCCAGAATATACCTTTCCGCGCCTCCCATAATTATCCTATCTTCACCATCAAATTCCAAAACCTTATGAAATAGGTAACTAGTTAATATTGCTATGCGCTTACCACCCATAAAAAAACTATCCCCCTTAAATTAAAATTACCCCTTAATTAAAATCGCAAGGCTACAGCGACGAAGGGGTGGCGCCGCTCGGGACCTCCGGAGTCCCGGCCTTGCGAAAAGTTACCTTGAAAAAATTTCTAAGATTGTCTTGCCCTGGCTACGAGTTCATCAATTTTTTCGCCTTGTTTTGCCACTTCTAGACGAACATCTTGAATAAAATCGGTTAATTTTTCCATTGCTTTTGTATTGTTTTGGACCACTTCAGACAATGGATTATCTTTTTGTTTAAACCAGTTAGTTATAAATAAAACACCTAAATAAATCAACCCTCCTACAGCAAGAGCCCCTATACTAATCTCGGCAAGCTTTTCATATGGCACATTACCGCCTCCCTGGATTAAGATTCCAAACAAAAAGGAAGTATCTGTTTAGACACTTCCTTATTATCCGTGGTATTCTACTTGTAGCAGGCACGGGGTCACGTCCCGTAAAACGCCCTTCCTGGAGGGGCGGGGCTGCGCTTCATTATTTTATTTGGTATTTCTTGATGCTATTTTTGTTGCTTTTGATACAGTAGCCAGACAGTAAACCAAATACGGCTCCGAAGGTTCCGGGCCGAAGCGGCGCGGCCACTCGGCAGCCATGGCGCCGGATTGTTTTACTGTAAGCCCCACTAAATCGTGGATTGTCGCCAGGCTTTCAGGCGTAAAATCAAGCTCGTCCTTCCATGACGCAGTAGTATTGGCCTTGGCGTTCATGTAAGCGGTGCAGTTTGTGTTTGGCGCAATGGTAAGGATATATTTCTTGGAGAATCTGGCAATTTTCTTTAGAAATTCGTTCATCTCCGAAGAAAATTTATAGTGCTCAATCACGCCGGAACTATATACTAAATCATATTTTTTTGTTGGTATAAAATCCTCCCAGGGGACGTTGTAAAGGTATTCGGCTTGCTTGTTGTTGGAAAGTTCGGTGGATTTGTCAATGCCCTCGGCTTCGATGCCAGCTTGGCGCAAGGCTTCCACGAGCTCGCTGGAACCGTAACCGATCTCAAGGGAGGTTTTTACTTTTAAAGACTGAACAAACTGGGTAAATTCATCAATAAAATGAGGACAGTTGAATGACATTATAGATCGATGCCTCCTTTGTTTGTTTTTTTTGTGGATTTATCAAAAAAAAATTAACCAGCAGGGACAACACCGGTTACTGTTAGTGTTTTACAAGTTTCCAGACATCCGGAAGTCCCGCATGTCTGCATTTTTCACAAAAGCAATCATAGCATAGTACGTGCCCATTTTTAATGTACCTACTAACCTTATTCCACGTATTGTCATCCACAACAAAATCATGCACATTTCTCCCGCATTCCTTGCAAAAAGAAGGCACGATGAAGAATTTTTTCAGAATTAGTTTAAACTTAACCCTGATATAGTAAAATAGTTTCATTTACACACCACCAATTTAATGACAAAAGCAGGAGTGTTAAGCACTTTTATACCTCCTGTAAGATTTTTGCAATAGCCTCGCCGGAACCTCCCCTCAATCTTTCCGGGAAGATTCCTTCGATAAAACTTTTCATTGTTGGCGTAAACTGAAGCAGGGTTTTCTTTGTCGTCAACCAGTCAACTAAATCGGTGAAACTATTCGCTTGGTAACAAATCGACTTCTTATAAAGCTCTTCCTCGAAGGTGCCGGGGAATTTTTCGTATATGCCATCCCTTGCCAGCCAGGAAAGCAGGATAACCGGCTTTTCCAGAGCCATGGCTTCATATATCAGGCTGGAACTGTCAGAGAGAACCACGTCGGCATCCGCAAGGTCTTGAAGTGTGGGTGAATTTATGCTTCCGGCAGGATGCGGCGCGGATACGAAGTCAACATATTGGCTGAGTTCGCCGGCATATTCCAGAAAAGTCGGGTAACTGGATACCTCCGGGATAGTATTGTGTGTCGGCGCCCATAACACCTTTAGCTTGCTACCCTCTTCTTTATTTCCTTCGCTTTTACTACCTCGTTTGTGGTTAGACGGCTTAATCTCTCCCTGGAATATCGGGTCCAGTTTTGAGTACCCGGCAACCCTGATCTTTTCTGTCGGGACGCCTTGGTGGATCAGTTTGTCGCGCCAGGCTTCGCCGGAAATAAGTATTAGGTCAAAGTTTTTTAGGGCGGCGGGGCTGTGATAGTTTTTGTCGGCCAGACCGTGCGGCAGGAATACGCCGCCGCCAGGGTGATTCTCAATAAAGAAGTGGACGTTTAGGGCGTTGGATTGCGGTTCGTTTGATATAGTGTAGCTGGGTAGATAAGGTATAATTGGCCGGACGAATGAGTTAATTATTTTGCTGTAGCCGGGAAAGCGATAGACGAAGTTAATAGTCTTCATAATAAAGCCGCCTCCCGCATTTTTCGCAGTCAACTATATCATGGTAGGTATCGTCATCATCTACAACAAGATCGTAAAGTAAATCCTTGCTGCCACAATATGGACAAGTGCCGTCCACGGATACATTAAACTATTTCATGGAATATCATCCCTTAAATTCAAATACCCCGCTGCTTTGCAACGGGGTAATGTTGTCGTACGGGGACTGCGAAAGCGCAGTCCCAGGGTAAATCTGTCTGCCATCCATACAGAATGACAGGGGGTAAATCTAATATTCGAGCCTTAAAGCTCCATAGAAGATAATTTTTAAAGTTATGTACGCGGCCAAGTTCATCCTTGACGCCAGGCCGCTTTGACGTTGGAGGTTGTGTGACCGGGTGATAGGGCCGCACAGAAGCAGGATGAACATTTTGTTATGATTAAATAACTTTGTAAAGTTCTGGGTTTTGTGGTCTACCATTACAAACAGAACGATCACCATTACAACCAGCGCAAGGATCTTCGCCTTTATTAACCAATCCCCAAGCAATTAGACCGGGAAGCGTGCATGTTGCCGGGACATATCCTTGATGGATACACATATCCCTAAACATATCGCCAGTTGGTTGCAGTTGTGGTTTTTCTTCCATCGGTTTTTCAATCCTCCTTGGTTCTGGTCTGGCAATATAACTTCTTTCTGTTTTGGCGCCGCGCCGACCACCAAGAAGTAGGCCGACATATGGCAATGTTTGAACAATTGTTTGATAATCTTTATATGCCAACAACAAAGCATCAACACAGTCGTCATGCTGCCCCGGCAAGTGATGGTAAGATATTTTCCCGGTTGATGTATAGGTGTAGGTGTAGCTTTTTAGCTCGTTCATTTGCGCCTTTGCATCGTCACTTTGCCTTTCGCTCAACAAAACGATTTCCTTATTCTCACAAAGTATTGAGAAATGAGAAACCCATTGAGCTTTTATGGTATTGTTAAAGGTTATCCCTGAAGCGTTAACGCCTCTTTGGACCAATGCCTGGACAAGTGTACTGCTACCAGCAGCCGTACAGTCAACAACTATTGAAGCCCTGTATTTTTTACATATATACTCAACCTCGTTAATCTGTACACTATAAGGAACGCCGGTCCATCTCCTAAGAAAAACCTGCTCACCCCTACTATTAATAAGAGTAAAGCAGGAAAAATCTCCCTTTTCAGCAGGGTCCCAAGATCCCCAAACTATAATTCCCGGTTCCGGGTCCTGAATAACTCCGGTTGATATATCGTCTATATTAAGAAATACATCGCCGCCGTCAGATAAGAAGCTTGCAAGGTATTCTTGGGAAAACAGCCTGTCCGGCATCGTTTTCCTAGCCGCTTCTATATCCTCTAGGCTCATATGGGGATTGGCCGAAGAAGGAAACTGCCATGATTCCCAGTCCTGCATTTCCGGATCTTGTCCCCAAAGGTACATCTGATAGAAAAAATCTTTCCCTTTTGGCGTAGAATTAATTAATACAAGTCCGCCTTTTCCTCCCGGTCCACGGTAAGGAGAAGAAACACGACCACGAATATAACTCCATACTTCCTCTTTTTTACCAAACCTGGCAAACTCCGACAATATACATATATCGATCCCTGTCGAAACCAATGAATCTGGATCACTTCCAGATTTTACCTCTATTAAACCTCCCCCAATAGTTTCAATCCTAAGCTCTGCTTCGTTCGGCTTCCCTACTATCCATTCCGGAGGGAAAAAGTATTTTATTTCACGCCACATTTGCCGGGCAAGTGGAAAGCTGGGCGCTACCAACCACCCATGAACTCGCGGAACCAAGCTTTTGGGCCTGTTTTCGGAAAGCATTTCAGCAAATTTCTTAATAAATTCCTGCATACAAGCGCGGTCTTTTCCGAAACGAATACCACATACAAGACAACGAAACCTAGCATTTGAATTATGAAACTGAAGCTGCGCCGGGTGCGGCGTATAATCAATCTCCACCACCTGCGCCGGCGTCTGCGCCCGTTTTTCTTCCTGGTCGCGCTGATACTTCTTGCTTTGCAGGTACATGCCGCGCTTCTTGCATTCGTTATCACAGTAACCCTGCCCTTTGCGGTACTTCTCCCAGGTGGTTTGAAACTTACCGCCGTTGGGACATTCGGGATTTTTGCACCTTACCCAGACTAATTTCTGGTTGTCTGAGATAGTTTCCTTTTTGTCCCGGTGAACTTTGGTTTTGGTGGATTTTCTGCATTCGTCCGAACAATACTTAGCGTTGCGGAGGTTCTTGGCTTCAAATTCCTTACCGCATACTGCGCAGGTGGCCATGCCGACCGGGTTATGGTTTGCCGACGGGTGTTTC